TAACGCTAGATCAAGTAAAACAGTTTTTAGATTCATCCTACGGGGTTTCTATCCCTGATTTTATCCTGCAAGCTGCTATTGATAGCGTTGCCAGTGTTCAGCCATGCCTTGATGGTGCTGGTTATACGCCGTCGCAAATGCTATTTATCCAGCTTTATGCAGTTGCAATTATTGCCAGTGCTGCTGATCCGCGTAAACTTAAGTCTCAAGGCGCACCAAATGGGGCAAGCCGGTCGTTTGAGTACGGCAAGAAAGGTGTGGATTCTATGCGTGTAAAATTGCGCGAACTGGATACAAGCGGTTGCACCACGTCTATAGTGGGTAATTCGGCAACTAATAACGCTTTCATGATGGTTTTAGATGGTGGATGTGCGTAATGGATATTATCCAAGAATTTGAAGGTTGCAAGCTTACCGCCTATTTATGCCCTGCTGGCGTATGGACGATTGGTTGGGGCAGTACTGGCTTAGGTGTTAGCAAGGGTGTTGTATGGACGCAAGCAGAGGCAGACGAGCGCTATAAAAAAGATATGGCTTTATTTAAGGAGGGCGTTCAAAAGCTTGTTACAGTGCCAGTTAATAAAAATCAGTTAGAAGCGCTTACTAGTTTTGCATATAACCTAGGCATTAGCGCGTTAAAAGGCTCTACGCTGCTAAAGTTTCTGAATGATGGAAACTATCAAGCAGCGGCTAATCAGTTTTTAAGATGGGACAAGGCCAATGGTAAAGTGTTAGCCGGTTTAGCGCGCCGTCGCACTGCTGAACGTAATTTGTTCTTAAAGGCTATTTAATATGTCATCAGTCGCAAATTGGGCCAATACTGGCAAAGCAACTATCTGGCGTTGCACTGGCACTGATGACTGGACGCATGTAAAAACATTTGCGCCACCATTGGTTATACCTGTCAGCTATGCCGTGAAAAATGAAAGAATGACGATGGCGAACGGTCAGGAATTTGTGTCTACTATGAAGTTCTGGACTGAGTATAGTTTGGCTGGGCAGGGCGACTACATTGCTGTGGGTGAATTTACTTCTATTTACAATCCTTTACTTGTTGATTCTTCAGAAATTAAAGCAGTATTGCGCGACCAAGATGTATTTGAGAATATTGCAGACGATTACACACTGGTGACGTGATGCCAGCTAAAATCACAAACAATCTAGATAGATTCATCAGCAAACAAGAAAGAAAGATGATAAGGACAATGCAGAAGATCCTTATTGTAGGCGGCAGCCACGCTAGTTTATTTACCCCGATAGATACCTCTACCTTGTTAAATTCTGCTTATAGAAAAGTAGATGTTACACATGGTGTGATTAAGGGCACTTATGGCTATACTGCAAACTATGCAAAATACGTACACGATCCAAACATAAGCCAAAAGTTTATACTCGCTACTGCTAAGAAAGAATTTTTAAGGATTGGTTTTGAAGAAGCCAAGCCACTTATTGATGCGATTGTTAAGAAGGATCTTGCGGTATGAGCGTAAATAATATGGTGACAGGGAGAGATTTTTTTCGAGCAATGAGCGTATATTTTGATATTCCAGAACATGCAAAGTCAATAACTATTCATGCAGACATGGAAGATTTGGTGACAATCACTACTGAATTTTATCCAGAGAAAAAACAAGATGGTGATATCTTATTGAAAAAATATTTGGATAGAAAATGACACCATCAGAAGACCTAAAAGAGTACCTGTCATCGACCGGACTATCTACCGGCTTTCGCGTCCAGTTTGGAATGTATGAGGCAGATAAACCAGCAGATAAATACCTAGTCATTCGTCCACAGAACGGTGGAAATGCAGAGGTAATTCGCTATCCGTATCACAGCATTATTCTAGTAGGTGCCGTAAATTCATCAAGATTTGCTTTACTTAGTAGCGCTAATGCTATAATAGAAGCTATGCGCTCTAATGTTCATAGCTCAGGGCGCACTTTTAACATGCAGTCAAGCGAGCCGGTATTCTTCCAGACGGATGACAAGCGGCCTGTATTTGAACTGTCTATTGAAATGTTATACAGTTAAAAAGGATTTAATATGTCAGCAATGGTAGGGCGTGATACGCTAGTTGAATTCTGGATTGCACCAGAAACAGCAAACCCAGCAACGGCAGTATGGAAGGCGCTAGGTATGATGCGCTCCAAGTCGCTTAGCGATAAGTGGGACACGGCAGATACAACAGCCGATAAATCACCAGACTTTACTAAAACAAGTTTGGCTCTATTTAAAAGCGTGTCGTTCTCTGGTGACGGAGTTACATACACAGAGGACGCATACAATCAAGATGAATTTTCATCTAATGTGTGCTCTATTCCAGCGATTAAATCAAACGCTGCTAAGGTTTGGTTGCGAATTTCTAATGAAAACAAAGTGCGCACCGGCCCATTTATCGTTACTGAATGGTCAGAAGAAATGCCTTATGATGGCGCGTGTACTTGGTCTATCAGCGCAGAGTCTAATGGTCAAGTAACCAATTCTTTACTATAAGGATTAATTCATGGCAGCTATTACAGCAATTTCAGTAAATAATTTAACCGATTTTATTGATGCACCGGAAAAAACACTGAGCGCATCTGATACAATCACTTTTAACAGCACGAAAGTGCAGATTTTGTTAGTAACAAACGCCACAGCAGCCGCTTTAACATTACTTATTGATGGTGATGGTGGAACTACAATTAATGTGGCAGGTGTAGGCGCAATCAACGTTGCAGCAGGCAAATCAATTGTTATTCCAGCAACAACTGGTAGTAAGTTGATTACTCTATCAACTATCTCTGCATACTGCCAAGGTGTGGTTACACTCACCGGTGCTGTCGGCGCGAAGGTTCGTCTGATCGAGCTGTAAAAATAAAACCCCTCTTTAAAAAGAGGGGTTTTTGTTAATTAATCAAAGAATTCCAAGCCGCAGACGCGCACTTAATCTGATATTTGCAGTCATCAATTGCATTATGTCGAATTCCTTGAAAAACTTCAACGCTAAAGTCATGGCCTGTTTTGTGCTTTGCAATATATTTCAATGTTCCATAGTCCATATCTTCATTGTATTTAATTGGGTCATCAAGCCCGCATGCTTTATATGCGCTTAACAGCCATACGTTATCGCAACGAATTCCATTTCCCCATAAAAATACTTTGCCGCTACAGTCGCGTCTAACTTCCTGTACATACTCGGTAAAAAGCTCAAGCGCATACCTTAGATCGTAAATAATTTTTGATCCAAAAACAGCATTTTTTGCTGCTTGTGACTGCTCTGTCCACCAAGCAATCGTGGATTGATCTACGGTAAGGCCGTATTGATTGTAGTTACGATGCTCAATTCTGACTTTGACAATCCAGTTGAAATGTCGAATTCAACAGCAGATATCTGAGCAATAACAGGGTTAATCCTGTTTCATAGTGTTTCAAGGTGTAGCATTATGAATCTATCCTGCATTTTCTTTCTCCTAGTTAATAATGTACATTAATATACATCATTAATTATCTACTATCAATGCTATAATACAAAAATATTCTAGGGGCGAGCATGCAAGCATTGACAGAGATTGGGCAAATAGGCGTAACGGATGCGGATGGGAATGAATTCCTGTTTAATCCATCGTTCGCCAATATCGCTAAAATTGGCAATCCAAAAGAAATTGTACAATATTTTCACTGGTTACATAACGAGCACATGTGTTTGTTGGCTGCTATGCGCGTTATGAGGTCTTGCTTAGAGCACGATGTTTATAATGATAAATTAATTGGTTGGATTGATGGAGACGAGAATAGTAAAAATTTTGACAAGAGGATAGATGGCTCCATACCAGATGGTGTGCTTGTCATCCTTGCCCGATCCTTGATGACTGATGGTATTGCTGGGCGGGCTAAGCCAACTGGTAAATCATCAGAAGGTAAATTTAGCGATTCATTCGACGCTAGCGAGTTTGTAGATGCGGCAATGGTTCACTTGGGCACTAGTGCGGCGGATGCTTGGAAATTGACTATGACGCAATTCCAGCGACAAATTGAGATGAAGTTCCCAGCGAAAAACAAAGTCGATATGACAGAAGATCAATACAAGAAAGCCAAAGCTGAGCTGATGGCAAAACGAGAAAAGGCGGGGCTATGAGCGAGAATGTTGGTGGGATTGAATATGATGTACGGTTTGAACTATCAAAAATGATTGATGGTGAAAAAAAGATAAATTCTACTATCAATAATGTATCAAGTAGTTTTAGCAAAATAGAATCGGCTGTGAAACCGCTAGCTGGCTTGATATCTGCGGCATTCGCCACAGCGGCACTAACTGCTTTTATTAAAGAAGTAGTAACCATTCAGCGCCAATTTGACGTTATCAATGCGGGTCTTGTCACTGCAACTGGCTCCACACTAGAGGCAGCAAAAGCTTTTAAGGTTTTGCAGGATTTTGCTGCAACTACACCCTATGACTTACAGCAAGTAACGAAGGCTTTTAATCAGCTTGTTAACTTAGGGTTAACGCCGTCTGAGCGAGCGTTAACTAGCTACGGGAACACTGCTTCGGCAATGGGTAAAGACCTAAGCCAAATGGTTGAAGCGGTCGCAGATGCGGCTACTGGAGAATTTGAGCGACTAAAAGAATTTGGTATCAAATCAAAGGCAGAAGGCGACAAAGTTTCTTTTACATTCCAAAATGTAAAAACAACCGTGGGGAACAACGCAAAAGAAATTGAAGAATATCTAACAAAGTTAGGAGAAAACAAGTTTGCTGGTGCAATGGAGCAACGCGCAGCTACGCTTGATGGTGCGATTTCTAATCTGGCTGATACATGGGGAATGTTGTTCCTAACTATTTCTCAGTCTGGAATTGGAGATGAAATCTCTAGTATGGTTCGCGTTGCTATCAATGTTTTAGGTGATTTACAACAAACCATTGAAAATAAAACAACTCAGTCAGTGGTTGGTTTAGATAAAGAATCTGAGGCACTAAAACGTAATAACAACATCGCCAAATGGTCGGCGCAGACTATCGAATCATTAGCTGGTTTTGCAGATGCAATTCAAATTGTATGGGAGACAATCAGTGTTTTAGGCCGTAATGTAGCTTTTGTTTTTCAAGGGATAGGTTCAGAAATAGGCGGCATTGGCGCTCAAGCGTCGGCATTGGCTCGTGGTGATTTAGCTGGTGCAATGGCTATTGGTGACGAGATGAAGTCATCAGCAGCTGCTAGACGTGCTGAATTGGATGCTGCCGACGCTAAGACTTTAGCAGCAAAGGAAAGCTGGGGCGATAAGATGCTAGCCACAGCTAAACGCATCAGAGAAGAAGAAGCAAAACCAAAAGATAATACTGATCGTTCAGCACAATATGGCAAAGGCGGAAAGGTAGAAAAAGGGCCAGATAAAACAGCAGAAGCTGATGCTAAGGAACTAGCAATGCAGCAAGAAAAAGGCTACCAAGAGCTGCTACGTCTTCGATCATCAGCAGCAACTGGATTAGCCAAGATTGATGCGCAAGAACTTGACGAACTAGACAAAGTAAACAAGCTAAAATTCAAGAATACTGAACAATACGAAGAAGCAAAGTTTCTTGTTGCTCAGAAGTATGCGCAAGATCGTGTTGCATTCCTTGAGTCTGAATCCGACAAAGAGGTTGCTATTCAAGAGAAGGTGCAAGCGGCCAATCTTGAAGCGCGAAATAAGACGATCGCTGTCACAACAAAGTTCCGTGGTCTTGATCCGGTAACCGCCCTTGAAGATGAATATAAAGCAAAGCTTGCAATTGTAAATCAGTATGAAGCAAAAATGGCGGCGGATGGGGTTAATGCATCAGCAGAGGCAACAGCAACAAAATTACAGATCGAAACAGATTACAACGTTGCAAAACAAGATTTAGCTATTCAAACATGGGGAAAGCAAAGCGAGATCAACCAATTTACGCTGGATGCGTTAGATGCATTCGGCTCTGCTTCTTCATCAGCTATTGAGGGGCTTTTAACTGGCACTATGAGCGCTCAAGATGCTATGCGCAGTCTTGCATCATCCATACTTGATGAGGCTGTTGGCGCACTTGTACAGATGGGCGTTCAATATGTAAAAAATCAGATAATTCAGCAAACGGCAGATCAAGCGGTTACGGCCACCAAGCTTGCCGCGATAGCCACCACGACCACGACGCAAGTTGCCGCAACCGGCACGATGGCAGCAGCATCAACGGCTGCGGCAGGCGCGGTAGCAGCGGCGGCTGCTCCTGCTGCTGGGTTAATGTCTATTGCTACACTTGGTAAGGCTGCGTTGATTGG